ATGGGTATTGATAATTTTGTTTTAATTGATGATGAATATTATTCAAAAAAATATGTGCGATATTTTTTTAATTTTACCCAAAATTATCAACGAACTGGGATGTTAACAATGAATTTAAAAAGTTTTGATTTTAATAGTTTTGAAGCATATCATCAAGATCTTATTGCAAAAGAATTAAAGCAATTAAATTTTTGTTTTAACACAATATAAGAAACACAAATGAAAACCATAACAATTTTAAACCAACAACAAGAATTCATTAGTGCTCTTTATTTACAACATCTACATTCTCAAAAGTGAGTAATTGGTTTACATGGGTGAACAGAAAAAAAATACTTATCGTTACGACAAGTTTATTATTTTTATCAAAAAGGTTATAATGTTTTGACATTTTATAGTGTTGCACACGGTTTAAGCGCCGGAAAATATAGTGGGATTGGTTATTTAAATGCAGAAAACTTAAATGATGTTATTGCATGGATAACAAATAATTTTACTGTCAATGAAATTGGCTTAATTGGAAATAGTATGGGAGCGGCTTGTTTAACAAAATATTTACTAGATCATGGATACCAAAATGCTTTAATTAAATGATCAATTAGTGATTGTGGGTTTAGTAACTTATTAGTACAATTTCGGTATGTGATGCAATATTGTTATCAGAGTTGTTGATGATTAATTAGTTTTGGTTTAAGAAAGAAATTTAAACAATAACTTGGTTTTAATCTTTGCCATTATGATTTATTAAAACATACATAACGATTAAAAAATTTATCAATGTTATTTTTTCATGGTACTAATGATGATTTTGTCCCTTATTTTATGAGTAAAGAATTTTATACTCAGAAAATTAAATCAGAACCATTAGGACAAAGTCAGTTTTTATAATTATTAAATTTAGGATATGTTGAAGAAATTTCAAAAGGTCATAAAAGTTATTTAGCAGCAATTAAAACATTTTTAATACAACAAGAAAGGAAAAAATAATGAAATTACAAAAAAATGGCTTTTGACAAATTTTATCCTTAGCCATTTCAGCCACATTGGGTTCTTCAATTTTAGTTTCGTTTGGGTAAGTTGCTTTTCAAGCACAATTTAATCCAATTTTAATTATTATTGTAGTATACCACAGTTGTAATAAAAAAAATAATAACAATGAAAACAAAGAAAATAATAAACCAGAACTATCATATACTCCACAACAACCACCAGAAAATAGTAAAAAAAAGATGAACTTGGTTTATCATAAACAACTCCCGTTGAATAACTATCTTGTAAAAAATCCAAATACCATTTATCATTAAACAATAATTTTTTTGATGTTTTTAAAGTTGGATTAATAAAATAATTTGTCTCCGACCAATTTTCAAAAAAAATGCTGCGTAAAAACATTGTATTAATAAAATCAGTTTCATTAATACCTTTATCAATACTATTCTTCTCTTGTTTAAGTGTATAATGTTCTCCATTTAACGGTCTAAACGCCGTTAAAGTAATAAATGGAATAACCAAACCTAAAAAACTTAAAATAAATATGGCAAATAAAGATAACGATTTTTTCATAAACTTAACTCCTAACTATACAATGTTTTTGAAACAATAAACCCAACAATATATAAACTCGATATTGTTAACATTAACGGATGACTAAACAAAACTGCCATTCTGCCAAATAATCAAATCAACCAAGTATCAGAATTATATAAATCCATAATAATATTTTTTGCTGATGTAAATTGATTAATAATAACAGTAATAAAACCAGTTCCAAATATAGCGATTGCCGCCACCAATAAAACTAATTTAATCATTATTTAACACCTCTTTTAATTTTTGCTTGTTGTCTAATATTTTGACGTTTAATTTCTCGTTTAACTTGTTGCTTATTACTATTCTGATAAACATTTTTACCAACATTAATACCTTTTCGTACAGTTGATGAATATACTTGCGAAACACCATTATTAACTGTTGAACCTAAATTATTATACTGTGTTGATGTGTCGTGAATTGCGTAAATTGATAACTTAATAACCATAAAAAAGATTAAAAAATAAGCAATCGACGTATTTGTCATTGGTAATTTTGTATTTCAAATTACATCAAAAATAAACAAAAATATATCAAAAACAAAACTAAAAATCTTGTCTCAATTACTATTATTATTTTCAACTAATAAATTAATCATCTTTACTATTTCCTTTCTCTTTTTTAGGTTTTAAATTCTTTTTCAAAATATCAATATCAAATAACTCCAATCGTTCTTTAACACTTAATTTAGTAATTTCTGACCAATAATATTCTTTTTTATTAATAATTTCATCATTTTTTAAATCACGCACAAATTTTAATCATTGACTATCATACTTATTGGCAAATTCAAGCGGAATAATTATTTTAAAAAACCGAATTCCTAATCCAACATTCGACTTATGTTTTACTCGTTTACCTTATGCTGTTTGTTCTACTGATTTTGTTTTTCAAATTTCATAATCGGTTATATCTTGGAAAATTCCAATTCGCATAATAAAGAAACGATTAAAAAAATTAAATCCTTTTTTAGCAACAGGTTTTTTCAATGAAATTGGAATAATAATTCCACTTGCTAACTGGCGAATATTGTTTCAAATCATTCCCTCACGCTGAGCAGTAAACAACGCACGATTACCAAAATGTCTCGCTAAAACAATTCATGGTATTTTACCACTATGAACTTTTTTCTCATCGTGAGGACTAGTTCCATCAATATACAAATAACTTTCATCAAATAAAATAACACTATCATCGGGTGGAACTGGTTTTGTTCTATCGGTAAAATCTAAATTTTTAAATGTTAAAACTTTAAATTTATCATCTTCTAACGGATAATTACTATAAATTTCATCTGTCAATAATTTCATAGTTTGCGATAAATAATTTAAAAGTAATGTTTTTCCAGTTCCTAATTTACCAATAATTACCGACAACGAATTATCTTAAATAAATTGAACTAACCGAAAAGCGTTTAACTGATAAAAAATATTTTTTCACAATCATCACACAAAATAAACACACTGCAAAGCAAACAACAATCAAAATATTAAACCAACACAATACAAAGAAATTATCCAAAATAATATCCTAACTAAATATTTGTTTAATAAACAATGTTATAAATAATGTTTATATAATGTTTATTTATTGTAATAAACACTGATTATTAACAATGTTATAAATAATGCTAATATATTGTTTATTTAATGTTTAATAAACACTGTTAATAAACATTGTTAAATATATAAAATAATAAAAATTGGCACACTGAAAATAACTATTAAGAACTTTAATAGTAAATATAATAAGTTCATTTTTCTATTTAATAAATTCATTTTTTACATCAAATCACATATAAAAACTAGTGTGCCACAGTTAAAATATATGATAAATAATAAATACTAAACTCCTTTAACCATAATACGGAAAAAATTTAATATTTTTATAATACAAAATATAGCAAACGGAATTAAAATAATTCACGCATCGCCTAAAAAACCATTATCTCAGTTAAAATATTTGTTATACCTTCTTTAACTTTTCATAATGCACTAGTTAAACCAGTTCAAATACCCGTCATACCCTCAGTCATAGTTTTAGGTGTATTTGCTAAAAAATTAACTGCTGTTGTTAAATACATACCTAACATTATTTTTTATCCTCCTTTCTTTCAATTATTTTTTATCTTTTTTCTTTCCTAGAATTTGTTTAATTTTTTGATAAATTGATAAACAAATTCAAGCAAAAATCTCCAATAAAATAATAATACTAAATATTGTTGTTAATCAAGTTGGCACAATATAACTCCCTTTTAAAAAATTAAAAAATTGAAATTTGCAAACTCGATCCGCTCGTTGTCGCTTCGCTCCATTAAAAAACATTATTGAATAAATTATCCGCTAATAAATTACGCGGAATAATTTATTCTTTTACTTTTTAATTTCAATATCTTTTGCAATCTTATTAACAGTATTAATAACATTATCTTTACCATACTTTTTCACTAGCGACCGCAAAATAAAATATTGTTTTATTTGCATAATTTCAACTCCTTAATTAAAAATATTAAAAAAAATTTACTTTCCAAAACTGTAAAAACCAAAAATACAAAATGTGTGTAATTTCTACAAATTTTAATTATTATTGTATGAATTTTAGGGGGCTTATTAGTTTTACCAGAAATGTTATTATTATCCGAGGGTGCAACATTGTATTCTAAAAATTGGAAAAGTTATTATTGAATTAAACGAGCAAAATGGAATGCTTGTTCATTTTGATTTGGATGAATTATGGTGTTATTTGTTAGTGCTACAGCAGTTGCAACTGCTTGTTTAGCTTTTGGGAATATTGTTGTGACATTATTAAAATTATAAAATCAATTATATGGTAAAATGTTTGGGATTTTGATTTTATTTGGTTTAGTTTTAATGCAACTATTGATTAAAAAGAGTAGTGGGTATTCACAAATTATTTTTGCCTTACTAAAGGGTTTACCGATTGTATTAGTATTAATTATTGTAATGGTATATGGTAATACAAGTATGGAAGCAATTACCTATGTTAGTGGAGAAGTTATTAATCCTCGTAAAAATATTCCCCCGGCAATGATTATTGCTACAATTATGATTGTAATTCTTTATATTATTTTAGCAATTGGTTTACTAACAATTAATAAACCTCAGGCATGAATCGGGCCGAATGGATTTAATAATGTTTGATATTATGCTATTATAAATAATCCAGCAATTCCACCAGTTTTGAATTATTTGTTTTCGATTTTATCAATTTTTATTTTTGTTGGTTCATTAAATTCAATTTTTAGTCTATCATTTGTGGTTGATTTTTAAAATGAGTGAAGAAAAAGATTTTTTTGCTTTTTTTCAAAAAACAACAAAACTAACTAATATGCCATACTTAGCAATGCTATTTTTAGTTATATTAGCAGTTATTTATATTTTATAAACATCATTATTTAATGTTACAAATTATTTTATTTTAGCAGTTAGTGTTTTAAAATTTATTACAATGCTTAGTTTAATTTATTTAAATGCTTAGTTTAATTTATTTACGGATTAATGATTCAAAGTATGAGCCATTATATCAAAAACCACTTTTTATTATCTTAGTTATTTTAGCATTAAGTTCTTGTTTGATTACTTTTATTGGTTCAATCTTAGCAATGTATTATTATGCACAAAATACCCATAATATGTGAGAGTTATGAAATTATTTACTTGTATTAGGTGGAATGTTAAGTGATTATCCATTTTATTATGTTAAAAAATGATGTGCTCAGAAATTAAAACCTAAAAAGTAAAAAGACAATATTAATAGAAAAGAAAAAGGAGAATATTTTACAAAATAATCTTTTAAAAAAAATTTAATGATATAATATTGTTGTTCATATGACAATATAATAAATCTTCCTTTTTTCTTTTTAAAATTTAAAGTATGATTTTAAATATTCATTTGAATAAGAAAGGAGGGCAGCAAGAATGTATAATAATAATAAACCACAACACAGATTTAATAAAAAAAATGAACAATTTATTAACGATGAAAAGTTTTTATTAGCATCAAAACAACCGCAATTAAAAACAGTTACTAGTAAAGATGGACAAATAAGAGATTTATGTGAATTTTGAGTTTTACATAATGGTGAAGAAGTGCAATGTGTAGTATGAAATGATTTAGCACAAAAATTAAATGCTGAATTTAATCTTGAAAGCTTTACAGCAATTACTATTACTTATAAAAAAAATTTTAATGATTTTACTGGTAAAACTCGTTATAGTGTTCGTGATTTTGCTTTTACTAATTAATTCATTCTTTGATTTTAAAGTAAAACAATAAAAACCCCTTGAAAAGGGTTTTTTCTTTGTAGTTATTAATAAAAGTCTAGTATTAAAGGAATTTAAATTGTGTTCTATTTTGTTAATAAGATTTTTTTAGGGAAAAAATGTTATAATAACATTAATTGAAAGCAAAAGGATCATATAAAATTTATGGAGAAAAAATATTTAATTAAAATATTAGCAAAAAAGGATGCAACTTTAAATTATAAAACAGCAATGACTTTAACCCAAAAGGTTTTAGCAGAAAAAACTGGGACTGTTGATGCTAAAATTATTTTATGTTTTAAATGATATCGCCCATCGCAAGAAGTTTTTGAAAGTATTTATTCAACTGCTGTATGAGGAACAAAGATTGCTTTTGAACGTTATCAAGATTTAATTCCTAATATTGCTTTAAAAGATGTTGTTTCTTTCAAAGCTTTATATAAAGGGATTATGAATGTTTTTGTTAAAATTGATGATGAAATCCAAGCTTATGGGGAAAATATAATTGCTATTACTGATTATGCTAATTTATTATTAACCATTATTTTGGAAATAACTAAAACCAATTTTATCCGAATAATTTTTCATGATGAACATCTTGATAATCCTAATATTAATCCTTTTTTAAGTTATATTTTAGGAGGGGCAGCATTAGGAATTGCCCGTTGGTTTGGTTATAGAATTCTTCATCAAGATGACGGACATGAATTAATTCAAAAATTATATATAATGAATATTAATAAAATTAAGGGATTTGACCATGATAATATTAATGACATTTTATTTTCAATTGAAGATTTATTAAATTATATTGAAAAAAACTCTTATTTTATTGAAGAGTTTAGCGCAGCAGATCAATAG